CCCAGACCGGCGAGGATGAGAAGCAGAATGAAAACAGTGAGAAAGATGGATGTGAGACCGTAGACGGTTGTCATCTCTTCGTCGTTCATCGGACGTCCTCCGGTTTCGGTAGATCGAGAATGTATCCATTGCGGGAACGGACAGCACGCCCGCTTCGGAGATCCCGCCATCCCCAGTTCTCATCGGTGTACGACTGGGAAATGCCGGCCATGCCGTACAGGTCTCCCACGGTCGCCACGTCGTACTGGTCGCAGATGCTGATCAGGTGATTCAGGACATCCTCGGCCTCACTACGGGTTGCGAATATGATGGACTCGAGATTGTGCTCCCGACGGTCCCTCTGAGTGTACGTCCGCTCGGTTGGAGTCTCACGACGTCCGTACGTCCGATTGGAATATGAGGTGTAGGTCTTGCTGCTGCGTGAGCGCTGAGGACCGCCGTCGCCTCCGAAGAGCAGACGGTCGATCCCGGATGTGAAGATATCGCTCACGGCGTTCTTGACGCTGGGCAGGGCAATATCCCATAGGAGGTAGTTGGCCACCTCCTTGATGTCCTCGGCGAAGAACGCCTGAAGCGCCTGCTTGCCAAGACTGCCCTTGTCAATTCGCGCCGGAGTCTTGACAACCCTTTCGACGGCGGGTTTGGTCTTCCGTGAGTTGGAGGGGAAATCGCCCCGCACGGGTACGTTATCGGTCATGTTCGCTCCTTCTGATATGCGGGGCCCCAGGTCTCCCCAGGGCCCCGCTCGGGTTTCTCAGGCCTCGATCTGGTTGAATACGTCCGGCCGCTCCTTCTTGGCCTGGTCGAGGAGCGCCTTTGGCATGACGCCGTTGAAGAACTTGATGCTCTTCTTCTCGTCCTCCAGGAGGCTCAGGACGAACTCGTCGTAGAAGATGCTGTCCTTGAAGTTGGCGAGGATCTCGGGCGACTTCTGGAAGCGCTTGCCGTCCGACGACCGCTCGCCGTAAGCCTTGTCGACGATGGTGCGGAAATAATCGAACAGCTTGAACTTGTCCCTCTTGGTCCAGTCCTCAGGCTTGCGAGACATGAACGCCTGAAGCGTGTCAACGAAGCCGTCGGGCTCCGACTGCTGCAGGTCAATCAGGTCCACCTTGTTCATGTGGAACCAGAGGGTCTCGGTAACCATGTCGCCGTCGAAGGTCTCGGCGCTGACGTTCATCTTGATCATGGATATGCCTTTCAGTCCATCGAGTTGAGAGTAGTGGCTGCGAGCGACTTGGTCTGCTTGACAATATGGTCCCACGAGGTCTTCTCGTCGAACTTGTCGCTCTTCTGGATTACGCGCTTGACTGTCTTGCCGTTCTCGGTGAGGGTAACCACCACGGCCGCTTGAAGCTCCATCGTTCGTTCCTTTCTGAAAATGAGAAACCTAGAACCCGAGTTGGGTTCTAGGGGTGAGTAAGATCAGTCGTTGGTCTCTTCGACGAGCTCAGCGTCCACGACTTCGGCGTCCGATTCGATGGCGGCGGGAGCCTCGTCATCGCTGTCGCTGGAGGAAGCAAGGGCCTTCACCAGGACGAGCGCGGCGAAACCGGCTGCGGCGGGCAGCACGTAACGCGCACTCTTCTTGGCGACGGCACCGAGCTTGGTCCAGTTGACGGCGACGATGGGGGTCTCGTCTTCAACGGTCTCGGAGTGCTCGACGACGGTGGGAGCGGTGTTCTCGGACATGAGAGTTCCTTTCGAGTTGATGGGGGTCTCATTATAGTGCGTGCAGAATTTGCGAAAGCCTATGCCCTCTGTTGGAGGGCACGGCGGTCTAGTTGGTCTGAGGTGTCTTCATGGAGTCGATGGTCTCGGCAAGGGTCTCGGCGTACTGTCGTCCGGCCTTGTCACCGACATATGTACCAAGGACACTACTACCGACGCCGTAGATGGCGGTCAATACCACTCCGGCTGGAGGGCAGAGAGCGCCGACAACGGCACCGGCGGTAATGCTGGCGGAGGTCGAGGCGACAAGGGATACGACTTTGTATCCGGTGGTCTCTTTGAAACTCATTGTCATTCCTTTCTAGATGGGTCTCGTTATAGTCTATGCTCCTCTCACGAGAGTTTGAACCACTTCTCAGTGGGCTCTACGACGAAATCGACCACCACGACGGCCTTCCCGTCATCCGAGACCTGGGCGCCGTAGTGCACCTCGATCTGCCTCTGCTCATTCCACCCGAGCTGGTCGCCCAAGGAAATACCCTCGAGGCCGATGCCGGCGTAGAACTCGTTGAGGCTGACGCACATCTCTCGAAGAAGGGTGTAGTTGAGTTCGTTGACGACGCGGTCGATCTTGTTGACGGTGGACTTGAAATAACGGCCGCTATAGGCGTCGTAGAACAGGACGTCGCCCTCACCACAAACCACAGCTGCGTCACGAGGATATGGATCCATCTTGGACGCGGCATTCTGGGAGATCATCTTCTCCTCCGGACCTAGGCGATCCTGGACGGAGGCGCGATAACGGTCGTACACCTGACGGGTGCCCTCATAGGCAAGGAGCAGGGACGACTCGCGCTTGACCGAGATACTGTGAGCGCCGATGACACATGCGCCGGTGGCCAATATGGCGATGGCCGGAGGAGCGTAGATCTTGGCGTAGATCTTGATTCGCTGCTCCTTGGTGAGGCGCTTGAAGTCGTCAATATCCCACTCCTGCATCTGACGGTCCGCATGGACGCTCAGAGCGACCGATGCTCCGAGGCCCAGCAGCGCCAGTCCGGTGAGGATATGATGCGAGTTGCGTACGACGAAGTCCTGGGCGGCTTTGACGAATGCGAGGTTCATTTGCTCTCCTTCTCGATCTTGCTGAGTTCTACTCGCCAGGTCTCAACGGCGACTGGATCCCTGAGAGCATTGCGGAGCATCTGCTTGGCAATCATCGGGTCGACGTGGTCGGGGACTGTGAGTGTGACCTTCTGCGTATTGGTGATGGGATCCAGATCGTGTAATTCAACCTCGTGGATTACCGGCTCGTCCATGTGCGTTCCTTTCTATCGAGAAACCTAGAACCCGGGTTGGGTTCTAAGTGTGAGGGTATTCAGTTGGCGGGAGCGTTCTGCTCCGCGATCTTCTTGTTGAGAGCTCGCTTGACCTTCTTCTCAATCATCTTGCTGGCGTAGTGGTTGAGGGCGAAGGAGGCGGCAACGGCAAAGACGACGCGGGTCATGATGGTTCCTTTCCGATGGGGGTCTCATTATAGGCCATGCAAAATCCGCGAAAACCTATGCCCTCTGTTAGAGGGCACGGGCGTTAGAGACTGTGGTCGATGTGGGTAGGGGTGGTGAAATCCTGCTTCGAGATCTTGTAACGAGAGAGCACCCACTTGACGATGGCGTAAATGCCAACGCAGTAGATGACAGACTTGACAAGGTTCTCGACGAGGCGGGAGATCAGCATGATCGGTCCTTTCGGTCTATAGGTCTCATTATATGCCCTGCTGATTCTGCGAAAACCTAGAACCCGTGAAGGTTCTAGGCGTGAGAGTCACTTCTTGGTAGAGTTCTGTCGGAAGATCTTCTCGATCTCGGCCCAATCTTCTTCGAGATACTTCTCTACATTGTCGGTCTCCTGGGCGGACGGAGTCGAGGTAAACTTAAGGAGATGCCGCTGGTGGCGGACGGTCTTCTTGAGCGCCTTGATCTGCTGGGCCTGGGAGTAGACGGTGTACAGAAACATGACGAAGGAGATGAAACCGAATGCGATGAAGATGTTGGACATGATGCATTCCTTTCGTGAGGGGTCTCGTTATATACCTTGCAAAATCCGCGTTCTAATTTTCCCACCCGGGAATTTTTGGATTTCGAAAATCAGAAGGTTTACGAAAAACCTAGAACCCTTGTGGGGTCCTAGGCTTTTCGTGTCTCAGATGCGGATCTTGGCGACGAATCCGAGTGCCTTGGAGGCGACGGGGAAGATCTGCTCAGCCTTCACGATGGCGAGGATTCCGAGGATGGAGCCGGCGGCGCCCACCACAGCATCGGGGCTGGGGCAGAAACGACGGTGTTTTGCGTCTTGAATCTGCTCAAGCTCCTTGATGCTGCGGAGAGCTTCGCGATAGGCTTCACTGTCGGGATCCATGCCGTCGATGAACGCGTAAGCCTCTTCGAGTGCCTTCTTGGTGTTCGGCTTGTTGTCGGACATGGTATTCCTTTCAAATGAGGGGTATCATTATAGACCATGTCGATCCCGCGGATCAGTTGACCTCGGAGACCTTCAGGGTAGCGGTGTCCTTCTTGGTCATGTCCTCAGCAGGGGTCTCCAGAGCAGCGTAGACCTCCTGGTTCTTGTGGTCCACATGGAGAACGCCGTCGACCTTGGGCTCGTAGCCCTTAGCCGCCAGACCGAGTAGAGCGCCCAGGAAGGTGTCCAGAGCGGTGATGGTGCCCACAACAGCCTCAGTGTGGGGGAACCCCCAAAGACCCGCCAGGGCAAGGTACAGGGTGGCGAGGGCAGGAAGCAGGATCTGGGCAATCCACTTCAGGGTGTTGTAGGTCTGATTCGACAGCGACATATCGCTTGTCCTTTCTTCGGGTGTCGGGAAAATGGATCGGAAGCCGGTTCACGGCATCCATTACCTTTTCAGCAGTCCCGTTTCCGCCGAAAGTGTGGTAGGGCTGATACAGATACTTCTGCAAGTCCTCGAATTCATCAATGGTAATGTAGCCACGAGACAGATATGCCGTCCCCATGGCCACGATCTGGTTATGGGCTAGACCCAGCATCAACTGCGTCTTGGCGTCATGCCTCTCCGCACGTTTCTGGAGATATGCCCAGAGACCAGTACTAGTGAGAACGGAGCCGAATATGGTGATCACCAGCTCCACAGTATGAGACATTCAGCCTCCGATAGAAACGATTGGACGCACGCCGTACTTCTCGGTCCACTGGGCCCAGGTGATTCGACGCTGGTCTCCGTAGTACAGACCGAAGTAGTCCTTAGAAATCTGATCCCGGAGCCAGAAGGACTCGCCCGGGGTCGGAATCGGGTTGCCAACACGGAAATACGAGAACTGACGCGAGATGGGACCGATAGTGTGTGTGTCGCCGTTGATACGGTTGTGCACGAGATATGAGCCGAACATCTCGAACTCGGATGGAATGGTGAGTTGCGGGTACTCCCAGTTCCAGTCCTTCTCTGTTCGTTCCCAGGCATTCCCGGTGTTCTCGTAGCCGTGCGGCTCCATAACAGGGAATGTCCGGAAGTCCGACATAGCGAAGACCTGGGTAAGCGTGGAGAAACGCACCATGCCATTGGCATAGTCCCGTCGCATCTTAGAGCCATTCCAGCCGTTTTCGCACCAGCCAGACTCGCCGATGTTGTCAATTCCGAGGTTACGATCGCTCATGACCGTGATACGATGCGCCCCCTCGCCATTTGGGTAGTCCAGCCACCGGTCGAAGTCGACAATGATCCACCTGCAGGAATTATCGTTGTACTGCCAGTAGTCACCCAACCACAAACCGTCGAACGTCCCGTTTCGAATGGCAGCCTTCTGGGCGGGTGTCATGACTCTGCCCAGGTTGTTGCCTCGAGTAATGACTCGCTTGAGATTCGGGTCGTTGTTGAAGGCGTTGAGGAAATCGTTCTTGTTGTTAAGAGCGATCTGCTTGGGCTGCATGACACTCTGCGCCCACTGAGCATACTGAGCGCCAACCCTACCGCGGCAGTCCGTGACTTCGAAGTCCGCGTTCGTCTTGGCTCCCCTGGGGACCCGAATATAGGCGATGATGACCTCGAAGGTGTCGTTCGTCTGGGTAGGCTGCGGAACACCTCCGCCAGAAGTTCCCTGAACAACGCGAGTACCAGCGGAGCGAACGCTGGGTGTCTTGTCGACTTTGAGGACTATGGCGTCGTAACGATCGCCGTCCGTAGCGCCCTCGGTGAGTGCGTAGACCTTGTTCGCGTCGTTCTCAATCCAGTGTCCCTTGAACCAGGCGCGACCAGACTGCACGACGATCTCTCGTCCAGAGCCCTTGGCAACCTGGTACCCTCGACCCCAGTTCTGGAAGATGCCGTCCGAGATGACTCCGTCGAACATGCGGCCGAAGTCGTCAGCGGAGTACTTCCGGTCCCCATTGATGGAGACGAAGAATCCTGATTTCTCTGTCATGTGATGTTCAACCCCGGTTTCGACTTCTGAATATCGGACAAGGACGTGAACGTCGGATAGAAGACGTCGCCCTCCGAGTCTGAGGATGTACGGATATACTCGGTCACCCGAGCGATGTCCTGCTGCCCAAACTCGTTCTGGATCTGCACGAAATCCCCCAGGAAGAAGTCCTCGTTGTAAGTATACATGGACTGTTGGGCAGCCTCACCCGAGAACATCTCAATGGGCATATGACGCCACAGCTCGGTATTACACTGCTCTGCGATCTGACGATAGATGGATTCGGGGTCGATCGACGCCACGCCACTAGTACCAGTCGCGGTCGAGGTCATGTACCCGTTTGTGTGTTCAATCGACGGGTTTTGAAAATAACCTTCCCGCAACCCGAGTCCCTTGGTACCGACGGTAACCGAGTTGTTCTGCATTGCGGAGTCTCGGCTGTCATCGAGATACTCTTTTGAGAGCTGCAAACTCAAAGGCACAGTGAATTTCACAGCGCCAGAGAATATCTTGGTTCGCGTGGATACCTTGGACTTGAAATAGGTGGCCTTGGACAGGTTATCGTACTTCGGTGAGAACACTACAGGCGGGCGCTCGCCTTGATTGAACGTTCGATTCACGCCGTTGTATGTGTACCCGTACCAGTAATACGGATCTTCGCCATCGTACTCGATCGCCCATCCAGACATAGTCAAGTCCGTGAGATTCTGAACCAGTTTATACCAGGAGCCCTCCATAATATAAGGATCGGTATCATCATAGGACGTATGAGTGTATCCGGCGTTCGCCGTCACGTTCCGTACTGTACCATTGGCATTAGCCCTGATGTTTCCAATGTCCATGGAGGAAACTGGTCGACCTTTGCGAATCCCCGCGGGCAATTCATCGACCGAATACCAACCAAATCCCTGAACGTGGCGCTCGTGCGACGCATCGAGGGAGTCTCTCTGTTTGAACAGCAGATTGGTGTAATGCTTGATAACGTCTTTGACTTTCCCTTTGGTTCGCTCGTGCATGCACAGCCGGGTCCCGTCCCAAATTGGATACGGATGCATGACGCGCCGATCCAATATAGACTCTAGACTACGCCCGCTGACCGTCAATAGTGACTGCTTGCTGTACTCCGTATTGAGCTCGATCTGCTCGATGATCATGAGCTTGTTCGTACCTTTGGTGTACAGGTAGTAGTCGAGTTGATAGATCTGCAGGTTCTCCAGGGTTCCCGGAACCGTAAGCTTGAAATCGCCGAAACCGTGGAACCTCTCAGTCCAGATGACGGACTTGTAGTCTTCACAGATATGCTGGAGGACCATGGCTTCGTCAAAAACCGCAAGATACACGTCACACCCCCTGGTAGAGAACGTCGGTTGAGAAATATACGTCCGTGAGATTCGGATCATTCATAGCGATCTGGAACTCGTTGACGCCAGGCCTAAGTTTGAGCCAATCAGAGTTACGATCCAGCGCCGCTATGAACTTATCCTTTCGCCCGCCTCGATTCCGGATGATGGACTTGCGCCCTGTCCTAGAATTGACCGTGACGATGTCGCCACCCACGATGGGATCGACCTTGTAGTAAGTCTTGTCAAGAAATGCCCCGGTGAGTTTGAACTGGTCTCCGGAGAATGTCTCGGTCACCGTGATCGGAAGCTTGGCCCCTGGGCGGAACGTGAATACCATGGTGAACCCGGTCTCCACATCGCCCTCGTAGTCAATCGTGGCGGACAATAAGCCTCGGTCCTTGCTGAACTCAAGCGACGGGGACGGCTGGTCCATGAAGTCGAACTCGAAAGACGGGATCTCCCTGGACCATTCGAGGTTCTTGTTGATGGTGGTATCCGCGTCATGCCAGTAAGCATCTGGACATAGAATGGAGATGCTGATCTCCTGTTCCTTCGAGAATATGTCCGCCTCAACCGTCTCGACATACCCCTCGGTCTTGACCCTGCGCTTGTCCGTGTTGATATACACGGTCATGAGCTGCTTGATCTGGAACCAGGAGTATATGCGCTGCCTGCTGGTCTCGATGTCGGGCATGGGCAACGGCGCGAGTTTGATCTTGAGGTTCCTCATTCCCGCCCTCGCGCCGTTGAATATAGCCACATCCGTAAGAGCCAGTTCAGTCGTGTTGATCGAGGCCTTCGTAGCCGACAGGCCGTCAACGGATTTGACAGCTACGCCAATCCCCCAAGGATCCCTCAGAGGAAGAACGACGCGTTGCTGTCGGTACGTAAGAAACTCGATTGACTCAATCATAGCTCGTACATGGCTCCCTTCACCTGCTCGATCTGGTTGCGAGTCTGGCGGTAGATCTCCGCCTCGGACAGCGCCTTCGGCGAGTTGTTGTACTGGTTGAACACGAGACTTGTGCCCTGGTTGTACGTCTCGCTGGCGGCGGTGTCATTCGACTTCGTAGGAGTGCTAGTGACGACTCGTCCCGCGAGGTTGGCGGTTGCCGTCGACGTGAGAGTGCTGGCGATCTCCTCCTGAGGGAAGAGCTCGTCGATGCGATCTGCCTGCTCCTCGACCTGCGAGAGGTCTAGAACCGGCTTGATCGTTGGATCGGCGTTCTCTCCGAATGCGTTGTTCCAAATATCCTTCGTGTTACCGAAGCCCTTGGAGAACGCGTCCACGGTGTCCTGGGCCATGGTGGATGCCGCCGTAATACCCTGCTCGGTGTTCTCGGTGATACCGTTCGCAAGACCCTGCATCAGGAAATCACCGATCTCGTACATTACCCTCGAAGGAGAATGAATGCCGAACGCCGCTTTGACCTTCGAAACAACGGTGCTACCCATGCTCGTGACCGCACTGGCGATGGAGGAGAGCTTTTCGGTGATCGCGTTCTTGAGGCCATTGACCAGCTGAATACCAGCGTTCTTCATCTGCGCGACCCCCGTAGATACGAGAGTCTTGATGCCGGTACCAATACCCCTCACGATGGCCATGATGAGTCGCGTACCCGCCTGAGCCATAGCCTCGGAATTGTTCTCGATCGCATCCGCAAGTCCGTTTATGAACTTGATGACGGTCTTGGCCGCTGCATCGGTGATTCGGGGCATCTCGTCGCCGAGACTGGTGATGAATGCCACGATACAGTCCGTAGCCTTCTGGCCGATCTCGGGGATCTTCTGACTCAGACCATCCAAGAAGGATATGAGCACATCAGAGCCTCTCTGGACCAACTGCGGCATGTTATCAATGAGGGCCTGTGACAAGGTCAGGATCAAGAATATGGCGCAGTCGATCAGAGCCTGGGCGTTGTCGTATATGACCTGGATGATCGCTAGGAGGATCGTGGTCATGAGCTGAACGAACGTCGGGATAGACTCAATCATAGCCTGAGCGCCAGACGTCAGGATGAGCTTGAGGTACTCGACGATAGTGCCCGAATTGTCGATGAGGACCTGCATGAAGTTGATGAAGCCCTCGCCGAGCGCCGTGCCCATCGCAGGCATTCTCTCAATGAAGCCGTCGACGGCCGCGAGGAATGTCTGGACACCATCGGCGCCCGAGGTCGACAGGTTCGCAATGGCATCAACCAGTTTGGCGATACCCTCGGTCGCTAGACCGACACCCATACCAATCATCAGGATGGCGCCGCCCAGTGCAAGTAGCCCGACTGCAGCGAACTCGGCAACATATCCGACGGCCACCAGAGCGGCTAGCGCCAGGGCCATGATGGCGATGCCCTTGCCAGCCGTAGCCCAATCCATCTCTCCCAGGACCCTCATGACGGGCACCAGGAGTGCAAGAGCAGCCACAGTCACGAAGAGTGCCGCCGCACCGCCGAGACCTCCGCCGCCGATAGCGCTGATCCCCATGAGAACGCCCAGAGCCACTGACATCATGAGCAGACCCTTGAGATAGTCGCCCCATGGCAGGGAAGCGAAGCTCTCAATATCGCTGGCGATGAGTTTGAGTGTCGCCGACAGGATAAGGAGCGACAGGGCCCCAACAAGAGACTTGCCTCCCCCGAACTTGTCGCTTCCGAGTCTCTCGACAGCAATCATCAAGGACGCCAGGCATAGATCCATGGCAAGGATCCCCTTGATCGTGTCTCCCCAGGACAGTTCACCGATCTCGGTAAGAACCTTCGCGATCTGGCGCATGGTAAATGCCAGAGCAAGGAACGCAAATGCCGAGGCCTTCTTGACCTTGACCGTACCCATCTCCGACATCATGGTCATCATCTTCATGATAAGACCAAGCGCCAGAACGCCCTGAGCAAGGTCGGAAGCGCTCATCTCGCCGAGTGGTTTGACCGCGTAAGCAAGGAGCATTACGCCGATGCCTAGCGGAATTGCCGTGGCGGCGAACGCCAGGATATCCTTGTTCTTCTTGGTGGTCGTATCGGCCATCATCAAGAGCATATTTATGACGGCGAAGAGACCGATGGTTCCCTTGAGAATATCGTCCCAGGACATGGTGCCGATGTTGTTCAGAGCCTTGCCCAGGAGGAGCGCGACTCCGGCCAGTACGACCAGCGCCAGCATTCGCTTGGCGAGCCCCTTCGTGTCCTTGCCTTCGCCGGCGCTGGACAGTTCGTCCTCCGCCTTCTTCAGCATGTTGAACATGAAATATAGAGCAGCGCCAGCGGCTACAATCTTACCGGCTGGGATCTGGGCGACGACCCAGAGAGCAGCGGCCAGAACGAGAACGGCGCCGGCGAGAATTAGGATTGAGGTAGCCTTGACCTTGGCGGTCGTGGCCTCCATCGATTCCTTGAACCCGTCGATGACATCCTTAACACTGCCGAGGATTCCAGCGAAGTTGGATCCGGCTTTGCCCCACTCCTTGAAGGTGTTGATGACGTTGCGGGCTATCGCAAGGAATGTGACCAACGCTCCAGTCTTGAGGATGGCGTCGAATATCCCCCCGTAGTCACCGTTGTCGGCCATGTTCTTGAGCTCGGCAAATGCTCCCTTGAACGGCTCGATGAGAGCCTTGGCGGCGATGACGGCGTAGTGACCAACTGTGGACAGAACCTTGCCGATGCCGTGGATAAGCTTGACGAAGTTGTGCCACCCGGACGTAGCCTTGTCCTTGAGCTCGAGGTTAGCGATGAAGTCCTTGGTGGTACTCCAGCCATACTTGACAGACTCGGCATACTCGCCCATTAGCGTCTTAAGGTCACTGAACGCCTTGTGGAACGGTTTGGTGTCAAAGTCGAAGTTCAGAGTCGCCAGATTCTTGAGGACGCCCCAGACACCAGCTCCAAACGACGAAAGAATACCACCAAGTGACGACAACCAAGCAATATCGGGCCCGTTCTGCATGGCCTCGGCCCACTCGCTGAACTTGGTGGATACCTCGTCGTAGAGTGCGGCCAGTCGCTCCATCTTGGGAGTCAACCAGTCGCTGACGACGATGGCCTGCTTGTTGATGCACTCGGTCAGCCAGTTGATGAAGCTGGTGAGCTTGTCGATCGCCGGAATAAGATGGTCGGCCAGGTGCTGCCCCCAGAAATATGACTTCTTGTAGGCAGACTCGAAGAGCTCGACGATCTTGTTCTTGAGCTTGGTGAACTTGGACTCGTTTGCCTCAGCCGTATCGCCGGCTTCCTCGGTGGAATCACTGGCGATACCGAGCGCCTGACCAACCTCCTGGGCGCTCTCCTTGAGCTCCCGGAAAGGACCGACGATGGCTTCCTTGATCCCGGAGCCCGCAGACCTCAGAGCCTCCCACAGACCGTCCCAGGCCTCCCTGAGGCGCCTGAGACTAGGCGTGATCTCGTCGTGGAACCCCTCGGAGAAGTTGTTCCAGATACGCTTCAAGCCGGCGCCTGTCCAGGTGATGGCCTTGATGACGTTCTCGGCGACGTTCAGGCTGTCATACCACTCCTGAACGGCCGCAATATGATCCCTGAGTGTCGAGGACCATCCTGCGGTGTGCCCGGTCAGGTTGGAAATGATGGCGCCCAGCCCCCTGAGCGCTCCGCCGGCGATCCATCCGATCACCTTGGCGAAGTCTGTGAGGACCAGTACACCTATTTTGACGATCCGGAAGAACGACTCGAAGTACAGGCCGATCGACTCGATAGTAGACTCGCTGGGAACCAGCTTGGCCATGAAGTTAGCGAACGCCTCGGACATGCTATACAGTCCCTCAGCGGACGGGCCGCTAAAGACCTGCGAGAACGCCTGACCGATGCGCTGGAGCGGATCCCACATGGCGTGGAACATGGAGGCGAGGCCCTCGAGGACCTTCTCCCTACCACCGAGGTCAGCCCAGCCCTGGAGAAGGGCGTTTCGGGCGTTGCCCATCTGAGTGATAACGCCGCTCGGACCCGTGAGGAAGGCGCCGACCTTGGACCACAATTCCTTGGCCTGCTCGAAGTCACCGAATATGATTCGGAACGACTGAGCCCAGGACGAACCCAGCTCCTCACCGATAACGCCCAGCAACTGAGAGAACGTCTTGATGTCCTGAGCCGCCGACATACCAGTCTTGGCCAGTTCCTGGATCTGAGCGATCTGCTCCTCGGTGTAACCCATGGAGAGAAGTTGCTCGTCGGAGTACTCACCAGCCATCTGCTTCAGAGTCTCCATCATGATCTCCTGGTCCAGCCAGCCCTCTTGCAGGGAGAGTCTGAACGAACCATTCTTGGCGATCATCTCGTCGACGTTCTTGCCGTGGATCTTGGCAGTCTGAATCAGCTGGTCCTGGAACTGCTTGGTAGCGATACCGGCGTTCTCCAGGGACATCCAGTCCTGAAGCTTCACTGTTCCCGCGGCCATAGCCTGCGACAACTGGTACATAGCCCTCGAGGTGGCCTCTGAGTTGGCACCGGCGACTGCTGCCCAGTTCGCCAGACCCTTAATCGATGCGACCGAGTCATCCAGTCCAATACCGGCAGCGGTGAACTTACCGATATTGGACGTCATCTCACCGAAGTTGTATATGGTCTGGTCCGCGTAGGTGTTCAGCTGGTCCAGAGCCGCGTTCACGGTCTGGATCGTCTCGCCCTTCTGGGCAGTGTTGGCGAGAATGGTCTGAACGGAGTTGAGCTGAAGCTCGTACTCCTTCATACCATCGATAAGGGGCTGAACCGTGAAGCTCGAGAGCATCGAGGAGCCGACTTCTGCGATCTTTCCACCGATGCTGGCGAGTGCGCCGAAAGCAATCGACTGGAGAGTCGAGAATTTGCTCGTAGTCTCGGCAATACCCGCCTGGGCCTCCGAGAAATTAAGGTTCTTGGCGGCTGCCGAGACCTGATTGATCCCCTCTACACCACCACGAAATGCCAATCCCTCCTCGAGCTTCTTGACTCCGTTGAGAGAGTCCTGAACCCCGTTCATGAATTGGCCGTTGTTGAACTTGAGCGAGACTACCCGCTCCTCGATTGACGCCACTAGCCTCTCACCGCGCTTTCAAGCTGCTTGACGATGCTGTCGAATATAGGCCGGAGCGCCGGATTTATATAATCCACGCCCTGGACATAGCCACCGGTCCTGGTGCCATGCCCGTATTGCAATATGACTGCGATCGGGACACCCTGCTCCACGTGGGAGTTGTTCCAGACCAGCGAGACTCGATTGCGGCTCCGCTTAATCTCGTAAGACCAGCTAGATGCCGTATAACCGGACCTGACCGGAGTAGCGGCAGCTAGTGCCGCCACCCCAGCCTGTCCGCAGTCGTCGAGGAAATCGAAGAAGCGGCCCTCTTTGAGTCTCTCGAGCCACTTCCCCGTATCCATCCTCGTATCCATCTCCAGCGTAAACGCCGGACTCATGCTGCCCTTTCAAGAGCGGCCGCCATACCAGACACAATGGCACCCATAGCACCACGAGACCATGCCGTTTGGAGCTGGGTGGCGTCAGCGGGAATATGGGCAACCGTTGGGAGACCTGAGGCCTTCAAGGGATCCCATGTAGTCTGGGGCGCATCGAACTCCATGGACAGAATATCGCAGACCTTACCCGTGAGGAAGTCCGGATAGTTTGCCTTGCCGATATCCGCATTGTAAGCGTACCCCCAGGTCTTGAAGCCTCGCTCTCGCATCGTGTCGAACGCCCACTTGGAGTCGTAATACGCCTTGAGGATGACCTTCTGCTCCATGCCCTTGAACATGGCACAAACGTCTTTCCACTCACCGAGCTTGTGCTTTGGATCGAAGACGATGACGTGACTCTTGGAATACGTATCAATCAGCCAATCGATCGTCGCCGGCAAGTACTGGGTCTTCGACGCCTCGGCCTTGATCTCAGCCCAGGTGTACTCGTCAGCGTTCTTGGTCAGAGCCGGAACAAGACGCGACAGGCTCTTATCGTGACATCCGAACCAGACGCCATCCTTGCTCCGGGCAGCCGAGAACTCCAGCGCATGCGCGTGATAGTCAACCGCCTGTGTGTAGCCGATCTCGGTGTGCTCAGGCCAAGACTGGGATGAGCCCCGATGCCCCACGATGAAATGTGGCGTACTGAGCAGCTCAGCGATTGTCTTGGCGCCTCCCGGAATTGCGCGCATCGTGCTTGTTGGGGTCTCCCTAGCCCCGTCCCAGACGGTGACGCGAACGCCAGACCCGTCTGCAAGAGAAGGATCGAGCGAACCGGTCTGCTCCTGAAGCTGGACGTCGACGCCGAAAAGGGTTTTCACACCAGTTTCTGTTGGCGGAACATACGGTGACTGAGCATACCCGACGACGATCGACGACCAAGACAGCTTGGTATCCTTACCCCAAGCGCCGTTGGTCAACGACTCGACGTTGGGCGGGAAAGTAGCCACCGGAAGGGCCGCTATGTCATGCTGCACGAACCCTGTGATCTGAGGAAATGGTCCGTCTTTCCAGCCATCGGCGCTTCCTCCAGGTACACGAGGGACCAGGCTCTTGACCTTGGCCCCATCGAATACCATGAGAACTGCAACGTGCCGTCCGTTGTGGGCCGGGTCCGGAGACTTCCACACAACGTTCTGTGTGTCGGCAGGATCGGCAACCATTTTGACGGCTACCGTACAAGACCGGATGTCCTCGCCACCGGCGTACTTCCCGGTCCAACCTGCGGGCGTACAATCCCGCATGTGGTTGAGTTGACCGCCCACTACGAGCAGCGCCCAGTCGCCAACAGCGGACGGAACGCTGAGTTTCTCGTCCTGGTTCTTGGAGACCGCGATACCCTTCATGGGAGACGCCATGATCAGACCTTTCGTACGATGACCGTGTTCGGAGGAGTACCCGCGGGCACTTGCTCCTCACGACCGAGGACCATGACGTTCCCGTTACCGCCGCCTCCGCCACCAGCAGGACGATTAGTCTTGATGGTGACGTCGACGACGTTGTCCTCGCTCAGAGTTACCGTCTTGGTGGCGGGCCAGCCCTGGTCATCCAGGAAGAGACGAGCATTGGTGCTGCGGAAGAACCACACCATGCCATCGATCTTGCCGTTCTCTCCGGCAGTATCAACGTAGGTGGGGCCGTCATCGGGATCGACGGTTAGTGTGGCGAACGGGGGAATGTCTCCTTTGACGTGACAGTAAGGCACGATGGCCTCACTTGCCCTCGTCAGACTTCGGCTTGGCCTCGTTGAGCGCCTTCAGGATCAGGTCCTGCTTGTAGGAGATGTCCTTCAGCCAACCAACGATAGGGCCGTCGAAACGACGACCGGCGATGCCGGCACCAGTCTGGTCGGAGACCTCGACGAGGCGGTCCTTGATCTCGGAAAGCAGATCGGTAGCGTATGACACTTCGAGTTCCTCTCCGCCGTCGCTCGAACCTTGAGACGGACGGCCTTTGTTGTACCAGTAGCGGCATGCGTCGGAGAACGGCACACCGTACGCTTCGTAGGACCCATACATGGTCCCAGAGTTGTAGCGAGACCCCACTCGGCGGAGGTCCTCGTAGGAGTCACCCTCAGCGTCGATGAGACCCTTGAGGATGGAGCAGCCGACCTCGGCCGACTTCTGTGGATCCCACCAGGCTCGGTCGGGATCGTTGATGAAATATCCGTTGTAGGTGATCTGAAGCGGACCGACTCCGTTCGAGGTGCCCCACTCGGAGACGATGGGCCAGAAATAGTTCTTGAAGTTGTGCTCCGTGACCTCGCCCCAGCCCGAGCAGGCACCTCCGGCGTCGTGGCCGTAGATGTTAGCACCCTCCTCGCCGGTCTCCACCTTGAGGCAACCTAGAGCGGCCCACCAAGGGCACCCAGTAGCATCAGCGGCGCGAAGAACGGCCTGCTGAATGGAGGTGCCTGTAGATGACTCGGCATGTGAGGGAGCCGAGCTGCCGTGGTTGTCCCGTCGGCGAAGACAGTGTGTCCAGGATGCGGACTGGGTGTACGGGTGCTCGTCATAGAGCTTGGACCGGACCTCTTGTGCGGTCTGATCCCCCATGAAACCGTCGGTGCTTCCGTCCTCGGCGATCCATGCCTCGGAGAGGATAGTCGGGTTGAGACCAGTCACTATGGCGACGTGCCCCTTACCGCCCGAGGCGGCCTCGGATAGGACGATATCGCCGACCTCGAATCCGCCATCGGGCTCGTTACCCGTCCAGGAATCTGAGATGTCTGCAAAGTTGCGCTGAGCACACTCCTCCCGAAGCGACCCGGTCCAGGTTGACCTGGGGAAGTAGCCGGCAGTGAAGGGCTCACCCCACTCGTGGTGGGCAGCGAGGTTGTAGCAACCCGCAACTAGAGCCGAACAGTCGGCGTTGGCGGGAGGATTGATAAGCCAGCCGTCCCAGTCGGACCGCTCGTAGAAGGTCCAGCGATCTGGTTGCGAGTAGCCGACATCAGCAACGTCGGCGTAGTACCTGGCGCAGGATGCCGCGTATTGAGATACAGTCATTTTGACCTTTTCAGCCGTTGGAGTTCTCGATGGGGGCGAAGACCGTCGGGACGATCCGGGGACCCGTAGCCTTGATGTACATAACTACCGTGTTGTTAGGACGAACCTCGATCATGGAGCCATCGATGGTTCCGTCGCCCTTGGGGAACGGGAAGCATGCCCGGTTCTTCACCTTGAATGTCGCTGGAATGTCGACAAGCTTGTTCTCGACGTTGATGGGCTGATTGAATGTGCCCGCTTGCCACCCATCCCCCTTGATTCGGATGTAGATCATCCCGGCCATGACTCGATACTGGTAGGTACCTGCGCCTTCGCCAGAAGCGATGTCTTTCCAGCCAGTGTCGAACGTCCCGTATCCCCCAGAGGCCCTGGAGTTGAACCAGACAACTTTATCCGGCATGGACTCCGTGAGCTCTATCATCTTCTGATCCGAGCTTCCATCCTGGCGAACGACTCGCAGTAGGGCCTTGGAACCTTCGTAGAAGGCGACGTCGAGCTCGAATTCAGGATTCGCGCCCAGGGTGATCGACGCGTCGGTGACCCCGTTGGTTGGAGAGATGTAGACGGTGCTGAACGGACTGGACTCTCCCCGAACCTTGGTATGGAGGAGAGGAGTAACACCAGGCATGTTAACCTCTTGAGTTGTACTTGGCCCGTCTCGCCGCGTTCAGAGCCTGATTCTGTCGAAGCGTGGCGGCGGTCGACATCTTCTTGTCGGGTTGGTTCTTGACGTTACACACTCGAATGAGAGTGAGAAGTCGGTGTAGGTGCCAGTGCTGGCACTCAAACGGAATCTGGAGAGCGACCATCCAGTAATAGACCAGCTCTGACGTGATAGTGTTTCGGCTAGGGCTGGATCCCTCAGCTTCCGCGAATGTGGTTGCTGTCATCGGGTCCTCGATGTATTCTCGAATCCGTTTCACGTTGTCCATGGACAAGTGCGAGTAGACGACGGGGTCGACATCATTCAGAGTCATGCACTTGATGTAATCCAGGACCTGCTCTTCGGTGAGCTTCTCGTTGCCGATGTACGGGATGTGCCATTTGGACTCCCATTTTGACAGAGCGACGAGACTGTGCTCGAGGTCGAGGTCGCCCTCGAAACCGTTGATGAACTCATTGCGATCCTCATCGTAGAGCTCATCCCCAACGACGTGAATCGTCAGCATTCGTTCCTCCCTGAGAGTCACCACGGACCCCGGAGCGCATCACGGGGTCCGTGGGAGTTGTCAGCCAGCGGCCTTGACGGCGGCGATGACATCGTCGGGGGTCGGGAGCTTGGCGTCGTTAGCGCCGTCACCCCAGATCAGCTTCTCGATAGCAGTCATGCCGTTCTTGCCGATGACACTGGAGTCGAGGGTGACGACACAGGTCGGCTTGTGGTCGGTGACGTTCACCGGGGTGCCCTTGAAGGACCACGAGAAGGTGATCGCCTCAGGGGAGTCGTTGATCGTACCGTAGGACCGCTCCGATGGGGAGGCAGCCAAACCGTACAGAAGGTGCAGCTTGTAGCCGTAGTTGTTCTTCTGCTGGTCGTTACCCTTGATGGTGCGGTATGCCAGCCCGAAGGAGGAACGCTCCTGCTGACCGATGACGACCTTGTCGACGATTGCCGAGCCGTCACACTGGAGCCACTCGTCCGGGTAGGTGTAGGCCTCGATCTTGCCCTCGAACGTCTCCGCCGAGGTCAGAGAGAGGTACTTGATGTTGTCCGCGTACAGGTCGGTCTGCTCCGCACCAGACGGGGTCTCAGTCACGTTGGTGAGACCCGACCAGGCGACGCCCTTGCTGTAATCGCCAGTGGCGGGGTTGACGGGGAAGAGGACCCCACGGTCCACACCAGTCTCATAGAACTTCTTGCCCGTCTCGTCCCATGTGAGGACTGTCATCTATACTCCTTGGTAGATGTTGAACACGTCGTGATGAAGGTTGTGCGAGACGAAGTGCCTCTCGAAGGTGGACATGGGCATGTCGGCCAGGACGTCCAGTACCGGCTCGTCGGGATTCCTGCTGATGAGGGTGACCGAATAACGCGGCGTGTACATCCAATTGGCGTTGTCCCCGAACTTCGAGTCGGCTCGACTCCGTTCGTACACGATGCACGGGTAGGTGAGCTGGACGGACTCCGGGGGTTGGAAGTAGACGTTCCTAGAGCCCAGCGCTTCGACGAGTTTCTGATGGAACTCAAGGCGTTGGGCCATTGTACACCTCTCCGAGGTTGAGGATGAGACGGGGGCGGCGGACCTCCACATTTGTGACGACCCAGCGCGCCCCCATCCATCTCACATACTTGATGGCGAAGAAGTTCTCCTCGGCGTAGGAGTCGGCCACGATAGAGATCTCGTTGTTGAGCCGGAGATTCTGGAGAACCTTCGGCTCGCTGTCGTACTGTTTCTGGGAACGATTCACGTCCCCGTAGTACTCCCTCTCCGTGATCTTGTCCTCGAACACTCCCGGCGTTGTCTCGACGGCGTGCCCGTAACCTATGCTTCCGAAGAATCTTGCCATTTTGACCGGATCAGACCGCAGCCTTCTCGATGACGATCGCGGACTTGTACTTCGTCAGCGAGCCCGAGCAACGAGCCTCCAGCAGGTACTTCTGCTGGTTGAAGTCGATGTCGAACTGCTCGAAGAAGGAGGTCTCGCCCCCCTTGTCCGCACCCAGGGTGTAGTCCTGCATGTTGACGATGATGCCGAGCAGGTTCTGCTTCTTGCCGCTGACCTCGCGGTTGGCGCCCTCCATGACCTCGACCTCGATGACGTCGGAGACGTTCAGGGCGTTGGCAACGGCCTGCCGGGTCTCGTAGATGTAGCGCTCGTTGTGGTCCTTGATCTCGAGCATGTCGCAGATGAACCCGTTCGTGGTGAACAGGACCGGAGAACCGGAGCCCTTGTAGAACTTCCGGGACCGGCGAACGACGTCGATGATGTCGGCGGTCTTGGCGTCCTTGTCGATCAGGACCTTGTGGGAGAACAGCTCGTCATCCTTCCAGATCGGACGGATGTTGCTCTCCTTGATCTTGTCGGGGTTGGACACCTCACGGCCGTCACCAATCAGGACGGCGCGTGCGAGCTCCTCCTCGAGGGCCAGGCGAAGGTTCTGCTGCATCCAGGCAACAACGTTGAACGTGGTGATGTCGAGGACATCGTCACGGTCAATCTTCGTCTTGTTGTAAACGGTCGTCGGCTCGGTCTTCCGGTTGGCGACCTCGTAGACGACGTCCTTCTTGCGGCTGGCCTTGACATAACCCTTGGCCCGCAGGTCGTCAGCGGTCAGGTTGGACCACTGGGTCTTGACACGGGAGAACGGCGAGTGCTTGGCCCCCTGGAGAACCTTGGAAACCCAAGAGTTCTCGCGCATGATGCGCTGGGGCTCCGGGTCCAGGTTGGTGGCGTCCGGGAACAGCAGCTCCGGGTTCTTGATACCGTAGTCCGCGGCGTGCGCCAGGACAGCGGTGCGGAGCGTCATGCCGGGCTGACGAGCCTCAGCGAAGATCTGCTCCTCATCGGCGTGAGAGAGGTGCGGGCCCATGTGGTTACGAGCGTCGCCCTCGAAGATGTTGGAATGCATCAGAGTATCACCCCCGGAGTCGCCGTGCTCGGCGTCCTCATCGTAGTCTTCGTCATAGTCCTCATCGAACTCTTCGTCCTCGTCGAAGTCCTCGTCCTCGGCATCAACGTCACCGCTGATCTCCTCGATAAGGGCCGCAACAGCCAGACGCTGGTCATCGTCGAGGGTCTCGAGGACATCGGCGACCGTGAGGTCGTCCTCGTCGTAAACCTCGTCTTCGTCCATGGATTCTGTGTCCTCCGTTGTTTCTCCGGAATCGTGCGAGAGCGTGAGACCGGAATAAATGACGGCCTCGTCCTCGGACTCGGTCCATGAACCATCCGAGTGCTCCAGAGCAACGTTGTCGATCAAGGCGCCCGGGTTGGCCCCGGACAGGACCATGGAAACCTCGACGATGTTGCCGTGAATAACGTCAGCCCCTCGCTGGTCGAGGCGGTTGGCGTAGATCGAGAGAGCCTTGACGTCGCCGTGCTTCACGAGCTCCTTGGCGTTCTCGGCGCCAGGAGTGTCATTGAAAGCACAGTAGGCGTAAACACCCTCATCCCGATTCTCGAGCAGTGCGTGCCCGAGAACGTTGTCGACGGCGTTGTGCCCATGCTGCCACACAAGCGGCACGCGCTGGCCGTCATTCTCCTTGAACGCATTATGCTTGATAGTGCGCCCATCGGAGCAGGTCAGGTCGTTCTTAGTGGCCCAGCCACTGAAGTCGAACTTCATCCTTCTCCTCTGACTTGGCTCATCGGCATGCTGAGCACTGACTGAACATCAGGACCACCGGGGCCCGGAATATCCCCCTCGCCGTCCAGGGAGGTATCACCCATCTGAGGGTTGATGTTCGGGTTCTGCAACTGATCCGCCTGCTCGTTCGGGGATGGCGGCAGACCAATCCTCGTACGGGCCTCGTTCGGCGTGATGACCTGGTCCCTGAGCATGGTGTCCAGGGACGTGACGATCTGGCTCGGTGGAACGTTCTTGAACGGGTCGCGGATGTACTGCACGGCCTGCCCCTGGGTGCGCGCGGTCTTCGTGAGGAAGGCCTTGCTCATCCCATCGGCGAGCGCCGAGAGTACGGGCTCCACAGCTCGGTTCCAATAATGAGTCCAGACAATCTCCGTCGCAGTGCCCTTGAAGACGTCCTCCGATATACCCAGTCGACTCATGAGCTCGGCGGTGAGGAACTTGATCTGATCAAGCAGGTTGTTCTCCGCCGGGCGGTTCAGCTGAGTGATCTTCTCGGAACCGTCGGTGTAGGCGATCCCATGACCGCCCTTGCCTAGCTGGTCCTCGATAGACTGAATGCGGTTCTCCGCCCGCTGGCGCATGGCTTCGGTCTTGACGACGTAGGGGAGCTGGATGATGATGTCCAGCTTTCCGGTGTACGTCTTCTCGTCGGCCAGGTCCAGCATGGAGAGCTTGCGGCTCAGTCGCTTGAGGGTCGAGTTCGGCTTGTTCATCACCTCATAGAGAGGATTCTCGATGATGGCGACGGTGCGCTTCGGCAGGATCACCCGCTCCTTGGTAGAGCGAGCCTGGTTGTAGACCTCAACCTCGACCTGCTCGGGGAACCACTGTGTGATCCGCCCGACTCGCAGTTGTTTAATGTCGAAGCTGTTGTTGGTCCTCGGGTCCAGGTCTGACTCGACCGGAACGATTGCGATGACGCCCTCGTCGAACAGCGACAGCACAGCATCTTGGATGAAGGCTCGGCCGCTCTGGTCGATGTTAGGCTCCAGCATCAGGCAGTCGTTCAGGGCCGACCGTCGAACACCAACAAACGTTCCATTTTGAGCTGTGTCGACATGTCGGATCGGCGTGGCGGACACGTCTATGGCGATCATGTTAAACAGCGACGAGATGATCGACTTGTCGGCCGTCCATCCGAGAGCAAGCCGGTCGGCCCGTACGGAGTAGGAAGGACCGAGGTTCGATCGGTCGACGTCCCTGCCAGTGAAGGCGTTGTAGGCGTGCTGTAGTCTATCTCGCAGTCCTATGTCCTTCACCTCCTAGTCGAACATGTCCTTGTTGAGTTTGTAAGCGACCCAGGCGTCCATCAGGGCGGCGACTGAGTCGATCTTGTTCTCCCGTCGGGCCTTCAGGAGCTTGCGGTTCCCGTTGGTGTCCTCCAGGGTGATGGCGTTCCCCATCGTGAAGGTCATCATGGACTGGTCGAAGAGGAGTTTGCGATCCTCTGCCATGTCCTTGATTTCACCGAGAGGCACGGACTCGGTCCGGGCTCCCTGGATCACCTTCTCGATGCCGAACGGTCCGTTCTCGTTCTCCCAGCGAGTCACGAACTCCTTGGCGTTGTATGGGTCGAAACCCAGGCAGCGAACGTCGTACTCGCAGTCAGCGATGAAAGCCTCGAGGTCTTCGTAGACGTTCATCATGTCAAGAACCGTACCCTCGAGCACCATGAGCGAGCCCTCCTGCAGGAACTCCTCGTACTTCTGACGAGTGGCTCCCGGAAGGCGCAGCATGGTGCGCTCGGAAATGTAGCAGCGCGTCTTGACGCCAAACCTGCCCCGGCTGAGGGGGAACAAGAATGTGAAGGCGGTGAAGTCATCGCCTTGTGACAGGTCGACGCCGATGGAACAAGGCATACCCCAGAAGTCCTGACGGTTGTGCCGTAGGGTCTCCTCGTAGGTGAAGAAGTACGTGTACCCCTCCATGGGAATGCCGAACCTCTTGGCCAAGATGTCGTTCCTAGCCGCAGGCACATGCTCCGCCCGTTCGACGTCGCGCTGATATGTCTCGTAGGAGACGGTGGCCCCGAGATTTGGCTGGGCCTTCAGCCAGGTCGACGGATCCCCTACCTCCTTGAGGTCATCGAGCCTGTAGTAGAAGATGGAAGTGTGAGGATCCGAATACTCCCCTCGAAGAATGTTGAGGAGTTCCATCTTCATGTTGTCGCCAGCCGAGTTCCTGACAGTACCCTCTGAGGACACCGCCAAGATAAGCCAGTCGTCGACCTTGGACGCCCCCTGCTCGATGGCGCCGACCACGTCTTCACGAATATCGCCCGAGAGCCACTCGTCCACCGTGTTCATCTTGGTTCGGAGGCCCTGGAGCTTGTCGATCGACATGGGGCGAACCTCGAGCAGGCTGTTGGTCATGAAGTTCTCGATCCCCTTCTTGGTGGGGACGAGCTTCTGCCTTAGCGCTCGGTTACCGGTCGTGTTCTGGAGGGACCCCTGCGTCATGAAATCGAACAAGGGTCCCTTGGCCCTTGTGATGGCGGTGCGGAAGGGCTGCATGACCTCCTCGGCCTGCTTCATCGTCGGCGCAGTCGTCACCTGGTGGGTAGTCGACGTGTCGATCGTGAGGAAATAGGCTTGGAGGAGGGTTTCATACAGAGACTTCGCTCCGCCTCGAGCGACGATGATGTACTGCTTGTTGATGAGGCGTTGCTTCACCCGGCGCTTCTCGAAGTGGCCGCCAGCCGTCGTCTCGTTCGGGACGTAGACTGATCGCTCGGTAAAGATCCACCATCCGAAGATCTGCTCGGCCCAGAGCTTGAAGCTCGGGAGGAGCCGGAGATCGGATCCGTCGGTAAGAGTCATCTCCGCTTCCGCGAAGCGGATGAACCCCTCCACAGCGTCGCTATCGTAATAAAAGCCGGGATTGCGAATCCGATCATCGATCCGGTTCATCTCCATCTCGATCTCCTTACAGATCGGAATCCGACCGGCGAGGACATCATCTCTGAACTCAGCGTAATATCGCGGGGTAGCGGTATTGGAGAGCATGGTCAGCGGCGGCGCTTCCTAGAGAGTCCACGCTTACTGCCGCTAGCGGCCTTTCGGATGGCATACGGGACTGTGCCTCCTACCAAGCCGGTACCAACTCCGACGGCAGCAGCCTTGGCGAGCTTGTCAGCAGCGGCGCCTTTGGGTCTCACGACCTTGGTTCCGGTGGTAGCGAGCTTCCTGTAGCCGACGCCCTTACCGGGAGCCTTAGCGGCCTGTTTGCCGAACTTAGACTTAGCCGCCCCTGCCGCCTTACCGGCCGCAGCCTTGGCCGAACGGGCCGCCATGCCGGCCGAAGACTTCGCACCGCTGACGCCGCCCTCAGCCGCCTTGCGTGCCTTATTACCAACCTTCCAAGCCTGGTTCTTGGTCTTGTAGCCGGCGCCTTTGACCGCGTTACCAGTCTTGAATGCGGCTGCATTGGCAGCGAGCCGAGTGGCCTCGGCATACTTACCGGCCTTGGTGGTCTTCAGCTTCTCAGCTGCGCCCTTGGCGTTGGCAGACTGAGCCCTAGCGAACCGCTTAACTCGAGCCTGTGCGCCGAGATTACGTCCCTTGCCCTTAGCGGAGGCTCCATGCTTCTTGGCCAGAGCAGCGATCTTCTTGCCCTTGCCCGACTTGTGCAGGTAGTACCCGGCACCAGCGGCAGCCGCCGTACCGAGAACACCGGCAATGGCTGCTTTCTGCTTACGGGAGAGACCCTTGCGCTTCTTGGTTGAACCGGCGCCTCCGGAAGCGGCTCGCTGCTTGCGAACGCCCCACTTCATGCCTTTGACGCCATGATGAGCGAGGACCTCGTCCTCGTCGATGAAGAACAGTGTGTCTATCATGTCATAGTCCTATTACTTGAACCGTTTGGCGCCCTTGATGGCGGCAGATCCGCCCTGGCTAGCAGCCTTCTTCAGCCCCTTCTGGATTGCGTTCTGCAAGGTGTTGAATGCAGCCTCCTCGGCCGCCTTCCCTACCTTGCTACGATAGCGCTCCATCCGGGTTTGGGTCAGCTGACGGTACTCCTTCTCCAACCGGATACGGTTATTGACCCGCCTAAGCTGATCATCGGACATGCCGTCTATTTTGGCCTGCTTAGCCGAAGTCCACTTCTTCGCACCCTTGATGCGAGACTTGCGGATTCCCCAGCGCATACCTCTAACACCGTAATGGGCGAGAACATCGTCGTGCTGAACGACGCGTTTGATCTTCCGAGCCCCCTTGACGGCTTTGGTGAGTAGCTCTCGCTCTGGGGGAGCGATACCGGCAGCCTCGCCGTAGTACATCTTGGCCTGGGTGAATTCCTTGGCGTCACGACGAGCACGGCGGCGAACGCCCCACTTCATGCCTTTAACGCCGTAATGCATCAGCTCCGAGTGACCCATTCGCTTGTTATGCCCCTTCTTGTAGTACCTACGAGCGGCTTCAGCGAGAGTTGCATCAGTTGCGTAGGTCTTACCTAGCTGGCCGGTGTCGAGTTCGTTGTAATACTTCTCTCGACGCTCGGTAGCGGTGAGCTGACGGTTGCGCTGGTTGCCAAGACGCCAGTCCCTGGCCGCCTTTGCTTGCGCCTTGCGCTTCTTGATGAAGGCCTCAATCGTAGCGATGTCATGATCGCCATACTTAGCCTTGAGTTTGGCCTCATACTTGGCGCGGCGCTCAGCATTCCGCTGCTCACGGCTCTTCCGAGCGCCTTTACGCATCCCCTTGACCCCGTAGTGCATGAGTCGGTCGCTCATGGAGTCTCCTTCTGCAGGTTGATACGCCAGGCGTACTCCTGAAGCTGCTTCTCGATCGCCGTTACGACGAAAGAGTTCGCGGGCGGGTCGAATACGAGCCGCACTTGCAGGTACAGGTACGTCTTGACGGCCTCGACGTTCTTCGTAACACCAGTGAGGTACTGATCCCAGGTCTCTGTCTTTCCGGTGATCTTGAACGAGGGGAGACCGATCTCCTCTGCGAACATGAGCGCCGTGTTTGTGTGGAGAATAATCTCCTGATCGAAAGCCGTATAGTCCTCGGTGATGCCGAGAGCCTTCTTGATGTCATTCAATATCGAATCAGCCACGGTCACCTCCAGGGTATCGTGTCGTTCGGCGTTCTCTCGACTAGAGGCTTGGGTAACAGGCTCGCGTCGCCGAAGTGAATCGCGTTATGTGTGTCGTGTTGCACGCAGACCAGGTATTCGGGGTCGAGGATGTCGGGATTGAACTCTCCCTCGAGGTCCTCGGGCCGAATCGGGTTCATGTGATGAACAAGAATCTTACCGTAGATGTCGTGACCCGGGACCCCGAGGTCGCATGCGTCGTCTCTAAGGATAACCTTCTGCCTTGCTTGACGCCATTCGGTCGAGTGGTAGAAGGATTGGTTCAGGTATCGTTCGAAACCGAAGGTCTGATCCCCTGGATCCTGATTGAGACGTAGGTACTCGTACCGTTCCTCGAAGGATTCGATGCGAGAGAGTTCATGGTAGGTCCGAATCCGACTCAAGACCCACACCCCCTCCGGCGTAGGACTTGAACGCCTCGAGAACCTCCTTGTAGGCCTCCTCCCCTCGTGCTGAGGCCGCCAGAGCGTCGGCTTTGGCCTTGAGCATATCGTTCTCGGCCTTGATCCGCTCCTGCTCCAACCGCTCACGGCTCGTGGCGAGCTTGAGGTAGTGCGTGATGATGGAAGGAGGAGCCGTGCCGTCCAGTAGCATCTCCTCGGCTCGCTGGACTGCGAGCGAAATGAGTTGATTCTCCTGCTGCTCCGGAGTGGCGGCCCGTCCTCTGGGTGACTTCTTGGCCCTTGCCACGGAGTTCTCTCCTATTCCGGGTTCCTTTGCTGTTTCCGAATCCGGGTTTCAGGTAGGACAGGACGACTTGCGTACCCCTCGTTGGGTAGAAAGGAACGAACGCAAGAAGACCCCAACGACACAGGTCGTCCTGTCTTATCCGAAACCCGGATTCGGGATGCCCAAACCTACCTCCGGGGAAAATGCGAGGTGCGGGCCGATGACGGGGGGTGGGCCATTTTGCGGACCCTGTCCCCCCTCTTTTGAAGTTCAGAATGGACGAAATGGACGAAAGCTCGTCAGAATTCTCGTTCTACAACTTGATAGTTTCCAGTCAAGTTTAGTTTGAGAATCTCTTCAATCGCTTCATTCGTTGCTTCGAGTTGATCGGCTTCGGTGAGGTCAGTACTAGTGGTAGTGACCCGTGCCAGGTAGGCGCAGGTGTGGTAACCTTGACTTACATCAAACTTAAACCACTCTTCGAACTCATCGAAAGGATCGTAAGGATTGTCCTCGGTAGTGAGTGCTAGGCGTAGCATGGCTCTATACACCCCGTTTCAAGGACCAATGGACAGTCGACAATGGACAAGAAGCTAGCCATTCAGGTACTCCCTAACTCTAGCTGTAGAAATGCCCAATGCCTCAGCGATCTGCGCTGTGTTGGCGCCGTTTGAACGAAGAGTCTTGATCCGATCCTTCTGAGCGCCTGCAAGAGGAAGCTTCTCCTTTGGCAAAGCCAGTGACTTGATGGTGTCAAGATCAGAGTTGGCTAGAATATGCTCCATCATCGAGTTAGATATAGCACCTTTCTGGATGGCCTCCCACTCACGAGGGGTGGGGACCACTCTTGTGCCTTCTCTATCGTAACCAAGACGGCGGCGGGCGGTCTTGATGGCCATGGCCTCAAGCTTAGCCCGTTCTTTCTTGGTCAAATTTGGATTTGATTCAAGCTTCTTCTGCACAACACCTTGTGCCACTAGCTGTGCCTGCCGCTCTAGGGGCTTCTGTTTGAGGGCCCGGTTTAATTTAGCGCGGAGGGTGGCAACTTCAGGGGCATAGCTCTTAGCAGCCCGGGGGTCTCGTTTGATGGCGGGGGTTGAAATGGCACGCTTCCTACAATCGTTGGCCATAGCCTTCAATTCATTGGCGTGCTGTGCGTAAATACCCTCCATCAGTGTACCAGAGGACAGCTTCCTAGCATCGGTAGCCTCAGCCATCCTGGTGGTCTTGGTCTGCTTCTTGACTAGCTTACCCTGCTTGTTAATATAGGACTCGCCAGTCTCCTCGTAGACCCTGCGACCGGTGGCTGCATCATATGGACCGCCCTTCGCTGCACTGCGTGGCTTGCGATGGGGTACATACTGGACACCCTTGGACCTGGAAATAAGAGTGGCCGCACCTTTATCGGCGCCGCCCTGGTACTTCCTCTTCAATGCGGCTATGCCGTTGTCTACCTCGGACTGTTTGTAGTTGAGATTATGCTTCTCGGCATCAATGACAACCATGGAGTGACGAACAGCCCGGGACAATTCATCGGCACTGGCACCCTTGAGAGTCATGTCAGTAATAAGATTGGATACCTTACCCATCTGGGTCTGAGTATCCGACATCCTCTTCATCCCAGGGTAGCCAGGATATGTTCTCTTGGGGTCGAATCCCTTCAATCCCTTGAGTGGAGCGGTGGAACGAATACGTGTCTTCCCCTTGTTGGGGATTACCAACACGGAGTCGCCATCAAAATCAGCACCGCTAAGACGCTCAGCGACAGAAGGATGGATCCCAATAGCATCCCTAGCATTGCCAAGAATACTTCGAGACTTCTTACCTCGGTTGTTAACAGTGAGCGTAGGAATCTCGAAAGTCCCGCCATGAGGATAACGCACGAGACTAACAACGTCACCGTCCCGGTAGTTAGGAGCATATACCTCACCCTTCTTGAGATGGGGCATCGGCAATAACACCTGAGACGCTTGACCGGGTAGAGCCTTGGCCTTGAGATGTACCGAAGCCGAGTCGCAGTCATCGGCCAGGGACATGAGCATGCGCTTGCGAATAACAGGATTCGTAAGACCCATGATCTCATCGAGCTGCTTCCGCTTTTCGTCACGGACAGCCTGAAGCTGGCGCTTGGCCAACTTAGGGGACTGCTTGGATAAGAACTGTGAGGCCAGGGACTGGGACCATGAGTCCCACTTGCCTTCCTCATTCACAATATTGAGTGCGCTCAGTTCCTTCTTGCCAGTCTTCGGGTCCTTAAATAGCTTCTGTTTAACGACCGCACCAAATGGATTCTCGGGGTCATCCTTCATGGGCTTGAGGACCGTGTGGTCCTTTGAGCCCAGCATCGGGGTGCCCTTCTTCTTGTTGGTGTTGAAGACTATGTCCTTGCCCTTCGGAATATCATCCGAGTACATGGCCATGCCCTTGAGGTAGTGCGTTCCGTCAACCGAAATACGCACCTGGGCGTAGTTGGAGCCACCGAGACTGAGCTCCTTGACTCCGCGACGAAGTAGAATAACCCCGTCCATGTCGGTACCGCCGTCTTCGGCGTACTTGATGGCGACCTTCTTCGAAGATATGGGTCGAGGAGTGCGGAGCCCAGTCGACAACAGCCCCTTCTCGTCGATGACCACACCAGGAGTGCGGATCTTGTCCCTCTGTGCATGAATATCGGCAGCTTTGGTGCCAGGAGGGGCGAGAACCTTGAGAATAGTGTAGTTATCGCTGTTGGCCTGCTTGACCTTAACGTCGTGAGTAGTATATCCCTGAGCTTTCAGGGCCTCAACGGCCGTCTTCAAAGATGTCGACGAACACTGGAGGTTCTGCTCGACGCCAAGACCGTACTCGATGAACTTCTTCTGTTTAACCTCGTCGGCCAGAATATCCTTGACCCGGGTGATCTCGTCCTTGCGATATGATGCGTTGGGCTTGAGAAGCTCACGAACCGAGGACTCGTTGAGTCCCATGCGTCGACCGATCTCTGTGTTGGGCAGACCGGCGTCCTTGAGACGAGATGCTCGAGAAATATCGCCGGCCTTCTTCTCAGCGCGAGCGATACTGTTTAGAGCACGATACTCGGTGGTGCTCATCCCCCAGGCCTTGGCAATATCGACCTCGGACATGCCTTGAGCCTTGAGCTTGTCTCGCTCAGCGATGAAGCCCTGGGCTGACTGATATGGATCTTTACCGGATCCCCAAGGGTAAATAACGACCCGAATGGCGCTTGGTGCCGTAGTGCATCAGCTCATCACGAGTCATGGGCCTCACCCCCAATGCGCTCGAATGTGTATCCCTTGCATGTGGGCTGTAGCCCTCGAAGAGTCTTCGAAACGCTACCCGGACTTACTCCGAGATAACGATCAACGGCTCCGGTGGACGGGAATATCTCCCCAGTCTCTCGAATTCTGACGCGAGTCACCGCGTAGCAGGGTTCTGCGAGCCCACGCTCGAATGCGTGAATCATATTGCCCGATCTAGTGGTAAGCTCGAGATTCACTATGTGGTTGTTGGTCTTGTCACCATCAATATGGTTGACTTCCCATCCATCGACGCCGCAATCATAAAAAGCATCAGCAACCAATCGGTGAACTGACACACTCTTGCGTTCTCCAGCAACCCATAGCTTAACTCGAAGATATCCGGCAGAATCGGGTGTCTGCTTCAGCAATCGGAACTTGTGCTTATCAAACACCTGTCCCCATGAACTAATATCATACCGAGGAATACCTCGGGCCTCGTTCCACAGCTCCATCAGGAATCCTCGGTCTTGATCTCCTCGATGAGCTTGTCAAACCAGACGATCTTGTCCATGATATGGGCGATGTCATCTGGCTTGGGGTTGTCTACCAGGATATCGTCGTTCTGGTAGATGCGGGTCTCAACGTTGATCTCGCCGGGCAGCTTCTCGTACTCCAGGCAGAACAGTGCTGCGTAGATATGAAGCTGGACCATGTTGACGCGGGTTACGCCGGTCTTGAGGTCATGAATGCGGAGAAGATGCTTCTTCTCGTCGAAGCCGATGGCGTCGGCGGTCCCAAATGCGTTCTCGCTGTGATATAACACGACCTCGGGATCAAGCCCGTAGCCAATGGCGTCGTTCACGTAGGCGTTGAAGGTGGCCTTGTTCCTCGGCATCCGCATCTTTAGGCGAATATGCTCTGCGGCCAGGGCGTGAAGCCTGGTCCCCATCGCTGCCGCCTGCGCTGTCCTGAATGCCTCGCCCAGCTTCTCGTCGTCGTAGTTGACCCAACTGTGCTTGCTGGCGCTCAGAAATGCGTGCAGGCCCTCCAGCCTTGAGTGTACGTTCCAGTTCATCGAGCGTTCCTTTCTCGTTCTCTGGGTATATGAATGATGCGAAGGACCATTCGCCGAGCTTGTCGATGAAATGATCCTGGTTCGGTCGATGAGCAGCATCTGCGCTTCTCTTGACCTCGAGTGCGGCCCACTTGGATCCGAATATGATGATCAGGTCGGGTATGCCCTGATTGTGGTTCGGATCGTTCTTGAGGATGAGGCAGCCAGGCAGGCGTTCCTCGATCCTGGATATGAGTCCGCGTTGGTAGTCACGTTCGAGCATGGGGTCTATCCTCGAATCAAGAATTATACCCACGGCTGGCCGGGGCGCCGCATGTGTCGGTACTCGTAAGTTGTTTGAGTGTTCTATGCGGTGTTGAGGTGGCGTAGTTTCAGCCAGCCGTGGGAGCTGTGGTGAAGCAAGAGGGGCCAAAATATAGAAGGCCCATCTCCTTCATTAGGATACATGTTCGCGACGCGGTCTATTGTACATGTCGTTGAGACTTGCACCCGGACTGCATGTACAGTACCCCTTGGCCGGATTGGCCAACCAAAGCTTGTTTATTCTCTATATATAAGAAAATTTACTCAACTCCTGGTAATCAGAACAAAACTGGCCAATTGGCCAAATTGGGGTATAAACGTTGAAATTGCAACGAAAAGTGGTGGCCAGATCCGTGGCCAACCCAGTTTCAAAACTGGCCAATTGGCCAAAAACTGGCCAAATTTGGGCGCACGTGTACAATACAGTTTCGGGCCGATTTCAAAACTGGCCAAAAAACTGGCCAATCGCATGCGTCACTCCAGTCACACAAACAACAGAAGCGTTGCCCACCCGCCATACCAAGTGGTACAACGGGTGGTACAACAATCACCTCAGAGACTCGTAAAAACCCCTCTCATTGAAGATCTCCTTGACCCGAATCGCCCTCGAAATGGCCTGATCGATGGGTGACTGGCTCTTCAGGTAGTAGTAGTTCAAGACTGAATAAGGAGTGTTCAGCCTGTCGATTCGCCCCTCACACTGCTCCATGACCTTCCACGAGTAGTTCTGAGAGAAGAATATCATCGTGTCACAAGTGGTACAGTTCCAAGCTTCTGCACCCGCCGTGTATTGCACGAGATACACCCATCGCTCACCTTCCGGCAGGGGTTCATGCTTGTGTCCGTTGTACTCGGCGATCGGTACTCCGAGAATATCCCCCAACGACCGCAGCATGAAGAGCTCATAGTCGAAATTATAGAAGACGATGACTCGGGGATGCTGCTCACACAGCTCTCTCACCGCCACAAGTCTCACAGGATCCTCATTAGTCACTCTTCTCAAGACATGACAGAGGCCTCCAGCGTTCTTGATGGGCTCTTCCTTGTACGGATCGAAGCGGTACTTCTGGATCGTACGATATGGTTTCTCCTCGTAGGATACTGGGACGTCCGTCCGCTTCTTAACCGTCTTCTTGACGAAAGGCATGTCCACGAGCACCTTGTTACGAAGCCGCAACAGCTTCCCCTGCCCAAGATATCGCTCAAGACGAGGATAGCCCGCCCTGTAGTTGAACTGGCAGTGCTCCCTCTCGAACTGGGTGCGGTTCTTGAAGAATCCATTGGCTATAAATACCGGGCAGTAGTCCATCCAGTTATCACCAGGAGTGCCAGACAGCATGATCCACTCGTTCTTACGAGCCATCTTGACAAATGTCTTGGCCCATTTGCCGCTACCGATGGCCCTCTGCTCGTCGAATATGATGAAGGAGTCACGGATGTCACTGTAGTTACTGATGTTGTTCCACGAATCAACCGTCGTGTAGTCTGTCAGTCCATACATCGAGACATCCCCCTGCCAATCAAGGTCATCCCTCTTGCGAGCAGTGGTGATTATATATAACCTGGGTCCTTCGGCAAGCCGCCTCGGAAGATCGGCCGGATGCCACACCCCCAGCACTCGCTCAACGTAGTACTGGAGGGCGACAACTGACTTCCCCGAGCCTGGCTTACCGGTCAATATGCACCCATTCCTCAGGTTCTTCACCGCTTCGACCTGATGGGGCCACAGATCAACCGGGCCCAAGACTCAGACCCTCTCGGTCTGGATGGTGATGAACGGTGCTTTCACCAACATATACTCGATCTGCAAGTCCTCGTATAGGATCTCTTCCGTGACGGCGTCTCGAATAGTCACCACAGCACCATCGTCCTTCGAGTAACTCCAGATATCGTAGATACCCTCCTTGTCATAGACGGTCTCGTCCCCTCGAACGACGGTCAGAACATCCCTCTCCAGTGGCGTCACGAGTTCTCACCTTCTTTGTTCTGAATCTTCGGCTGAAAATGGATAGTTGTCAGGTGGTTGACGTCGTCCTTCTGCTCCCATTCTCGGCTTGAGAAGGTCATGACACCTCCGTCAACTAACCGGAAATACCAGATGGTCCAACCGGTCTCGTCGTACTCAGCCCAGCGCTCGCTAAACTCAGCCCTCTGTGCATCATTCCCGTATTCCCAGATCAGGATATACGGATCATGCCCGTCGTTGTGCGGGCTCCTGTACTCGCTCACCACAGAACTCCTTGGTAGATAGTTTCCCACTTGCGTCGTTTGGCGTCCCACGCCCTCCTCATCGAGTCGCTGTGAGACTCCAGGAAGAGATTTGAGAGCCTATTATCAGTCAGGTCACCATTCAGGTGCGCAACCCGCTGTAAGGGCTCCAGAGGGCCGTTGAAGGCCTCCCAGACCAGCTTCTGGACATACTTCGTCCGTCTAATCCCACGATCCCACAGGGTAACCTGGACATACCCGTTCGCTCTAAGGCAAGGCGTAAGAATCTGACCGGTCGAGATACGCCGAATCCTACCGAGATCGCTGACCTCGATATCATCGATAATGCTGTCCTTAAATGTCTCAGTAGGAGCCGAGTCGGCAGTTCTGGGGGATTCCACTCTCCCTCTCTCCTTTCACTCCGTCGACCATGTGGATATAGTACTCGACAGGCATGTACTCTTTGCCGTCCTCCTCGATGATGGGCTTGTACTCCCGGCCGGTCTGCTTGTCAAGCTTGCGCGGATGGTAAGGGTACTCGTCACTGATATACAGGTTATCCAGAGCGCAGTTCCAAACGTCGCCATCTTTGTGGCAGAGATAATGCGAGTTGACCTTCTCTCCCATGAACGTCTCCCAGACGGTGAAAGCAACCGGGAAGGTTCGGCTCTCTCCGTCGACACGGACGGAGAACATGAGGCTGGTCCTGCTCGGAGGCATCATGGGCTTGATCCGATGCAGGGTAGTCATGTTGATCAATTCGCCACCCCTGCTGATAGCAAAGCCCGGCCAGCGATCCAGAGGCGTGAACTCCTCGTTCAAGTCCTTCAGATATAGGTTCTCCAAGGAGCAGTTCCATGGATCGCCATCTACATGTCGAACCTCATGCATGAATGGGATCTCGCCGTGGAAATGGGCCCAGATGATCTTGCTGAGGAGCTGAACCCGGTAGCGATGTCCTTTGTAAAAACGGATCTGCGGAAGACCATACCGGGACGTCCGGATGGGTATAAGCTTGCCTGAGCGCTTCCCGTAGACAGTTCCGTCCTCTCGGATATCGTAGATGTTCGGGTCGGGCATCGGGTCAGCGGTTGCCATTAGTAGCCTCCTCCACGAGACGGTATGCAGAAATCATGTCGTCAGCTACTCCGAGTAGCCCCTCCTTGTGCCAGGCGATCCAGTGGTCGCCGTGTCGTTCCACAGAATATGCTTTCATGCCCAGTCCTCCTTGACAACCACAGTGTCCTCAGTCCACTCCTCGCAGATAAATTGGTCGATGGGGAGATATGTGAGGGTGTCATCCATCTCGACGATGACCAGAGCGGCCCGTGGATCCTCGTCTCCGATATCCCCATTACAACATAAATCCTTGATCCGACGTTGGGCCACATTGCCTTCGAGATCCTTAAGAACCAGTTTCATGTAAGTCTCCTACACAAGTACAATACGGAAAAAATGAGAGTCATTGCTTGTAACGAGCGGTGATGACCTGAGATACATCGTCAACGTCGAACTCCCGAAGGCTTGATGAAAGGTAGTTGACGTAGCCGTCGCCGGTCTTAACCTTGAGGTCGCCGTACTTCGTCCAAGTTATCTCCCCCTCGATAGTAAGGAACGTGAAGTCTGCCCTCTCGACATTGACTGTCCAGATATCAGGATCCTCAGTCTCCTCGATAGGCGGGAGCTGGCTAACGACCAGGGTCTCGTCTTCAACGATGTCGAACGTGCAGTCATCTGTAGTGGCCACCACCACACCGGTACCGAGTTCGTTGTTGGGGTCGACTTCTATGACCCACTTGGTGAACTCCGGTTTGTCGACTTTGGTTGTGCCGGTGATATCGAAGACGTACTTATGAGTCTTGTCCTGGTGAAAATAAAGCTTCTTGAGCATGCGTTCATTCCTTCTAGGTGTACAGGGGCCCCAGGTTTCCCCAGGGCCCCCGTGGATATGGATGTCAGTGCAGGATCGGCTCGTAGAGGCCCCAGAGCTGACCCTCGGTCATGAGGTCGAACTTGTTGTCGCTACGACGGATAACCCACTTGCCGATGGCCCCTGTGTGCAGATCGGCCTTGATCTCCTCATCGCTGGAGGCCCAGTTGCGGACCATGCGGAGATTGTCATTCGTAACCTTGACCGCCTCGCAGACGCTACGGCGAGGGTTGAATAGCTTGACTTCGAGCGGCATCAGAACGGAACCTCCTCGTCGTCGATCTCCTCAGAGTACATAGCCTCGAGCTCGTCCTCCACGATGGTGAAGAAGCCCTTGTCGAGATATGCCGAGCAGAACTCCGCTCCGGCCTTGGTACGTCCGTGGTAGGGACGGATAGCAATATCGGCTCGCTCGAGATCTGCGAAATCGAGGGCCCCGACCGTCTGCTCGTTCAGGAGCGTACGAGCACGTCCGATGATCGAGACGATCTTGGGTGGGCGACCTCCAAAGTTGACCTTCACCTTGATGAAGGGGAGGGGCTCCTCCGTCTCGTCCCGAGGCTTCAGGGTCTTGACATTGAATCCCTCGGCCCGGAAGTCGTCGACGGCGTCGTCAGGGATGATGACGCAGAAGGTGCGTGCTGTGTTTCCGAATCGGTCCTGTGCTCCGGCGAAGTTGCGGAAGAGGAGCTTGGCGTTCTTGATGGTGTAGGTGTTGACGGCCATGTCGTGTTCCTTTCTATGGGGTAGTAGTCTTGCGATAGAACCTGATCGACGATATAGGGAGGCGAGTAAAGATCGTACTTCATGACCTCCTCTCTAGGCGGATGATGCCGTGGTCGTGGAGGCGCATGAGGAGCCATCGGGCGTCCCACTCCTCTGTGAGAATATCGTAGAGCCTCTTGATCCAGTCCTCCTGTGAAGGATTCAGTAGGCCCCCGAGCTCTTCTTGAAGAAGGTCGACCTTGCAGATGAACGACCAGAGCTCGCTATCCGTGGTCTTCTCGATCATCGACGGAAGCGACGACAAAAATGACTCGATGGCTACTTGGCTGCTATGAATGAGACGGACCGTCGCAAGCTCGGTGAGCTCGTCGGAGTTATCACTCATCGCTGTCCTCCTCAACAAACGAGACGCCCGTGATGAGGCCCGCCTGGACAAGGCAGCGCGCGAGGTCTCGGTCGTCCAGCTCGTTCCGGCAGATATCCACGAGCCTATTGATATCCTGGTGGCGCTTGGGGCCGTGGGTGCCGTCAGCGCAGAGCTCAAGCCTCTTGATGATCTCTTCGATCTCCTCGTCCTTCATGCTCACTACCTCGCACCGGAGATGCTGGCTGTAGTCGATGAGGATATCGGCAGGGGTCTTGGAGGCATCGTAAACGGTGCGGGGCATTGGTTCGTTCCTTTCGTTGAATGCCTGGATGTAGTCTTTTACTGAGATAACCATGCTCGTTCCTTTCTCGAGAAACTTAGAACCCGGGTTGGGTTCTAAGTGTGAGGGTATTCAGTTGGTCTTGAATGTGTCGCTGATGTTCTTGGCCATGGCGAGCATGTCCTCTTTCGTTGCCGAGAGGTGGTGCTGGTCGCAGTAGTCACGTGTCGCGTAGTAGGCGAACGTAGCTATGGCGAAACCAATACCCATCTCAGCAAGGTGGGTAAGGACGTACTGGCGGGCGAGGGAGGGGCAGGACATGACAGTACCTTTCTGGTGGGGGTCTCATTATATGCCCTGCCCGTCTCGCGATTCATACGGTTAGGAAGGTATCGACGTCCGTATACTTCTGAATTTGCCCTCGGGCAGCGTCCACGAGTTCCCGTCCATATCGATTGTCCAGCTTAGCTCGCCAGTCGTCTCCGGCGTCTTCGTAATCAAGCCAGAGATACCCCTTGCAACCTCCGACATCGCCGTATGAAATAATCTCAAGACCCTCGCTGTCCACTCGATGATTCTCGCGTACAAGTCGCCCTGCCCCGGGCGTTCCTGGGACAACTGGAATGAAGCGCCCGACGCGACCGATGAACTTTCGGTCATTCTCATCGAATTCAAGCAGCATTCGTGTAGTAACCGATCGTGTCTGGGCGACATCTTCGATAGCCAGAGGATCTCCGGTGAAGAGAGTCTTGTAGACAACAGGTTCTTGGAACTGCTTGCCAGTTGCGTGCCAACCTTCTTTGTCATGTGCGATATAGACGGCGTCGTTGACGAGCAGCATACGATCGTAGGTCGCTTCGTGCTCGAATGTGTAGCCGTACTTCTTCCCAAACTCGAAGACCTCCGAAATGATGCGATCGTCGGCGTTCGGGATCTTGATCGAGTCTGTCTTGATGTGGGCAACGGTGTATCCTTTCTCCTGAACGAAATGCTTCAGGTCGACCATGAACAAAGCGCCGCGCTTGGCGACGATGTTGTCCACGTTCCGTGGGTCTCGGAGTGGGTTGTCGAATTTGGCGGCGGTGAGTCCGTACGTCGAATTCAGTGCGATCTTAAGCGCATAGGCCAGAGCGTCGAGGTTCGAGTCGTCGTCCAGATATGGAGCCAGCGCCCCATTCAGGATCTTACGAGCCCCGTCGAGTTCCTTGTGCTTGATCAGGATACGAGCCTTCTTGAGCTCGCTGTACCTCTTGGTGTATGGCCCGAACAGCTGGAGATTCTCGATCGATGTTGGGTGCATCGACGCAATATCCAGCAAGGCCACGTTCTCGTGGTATCCAGGCTCGGCGTAGACGTAGCCGCCCTCACCGACCTCCTCACCACGATATGTCGACTTGCCGTACTCATACTTGTAGCCGGGGAACATCTCCGACAGGTCTGTGTACTGCAAGTACTTCTGAGTGTCCCGCTGACCCTGGAATATGATCTGAGTGGTCAGCTTATTGGTGCTGGAGTTGACAGGGAGACCTGCGATCGCAGCGAGGATCTGACGAGCTTCCCAGTCCGCCTCCAGATGGTCCCATACCTTCTCTGTGGCGATGACGTCGTTGTCGCAATATGCGGCGACCTCCTCCCACATCTCCTCCGGAACCGGTTCGTCCCAGGGAAGGCCGAGCTCCTTGTGGTGGATACCCAGCTCGATCTCCCACTTCTTGAGGGATTGCTTCTTGGCGGCGAAGTCGTAGATATCGGTATAGGACAGGTTGTATGCCTCTCGGAATCCTTCCTTGATGAGGTTGTTGATGATCTTACGAGAGAGATGGTAGAGCTGGATGTTCGAGTAACCCAGGATACGACCGTAGAGGATATGGTTGTCGTACCGACGGTTGTTGAATCCGACGAGCTTCTTCTCTGTAAGATCAGAGATCTCATTCGGAGTCGGATTGATCATCCTCTGGATCTTGTTGGCGCCACGGACCTTCCAGTTCACAAGGAACAGGTTCGGAAATACCTCGACGTCGTAAATGATCGGGGTATCGTCGTCCGGCTCCTCATAGGTCTCCTCATGGTCGCTCTCCGAGGAGAACGGCATCTCCTGCACCAACTTGATGCAGTAGTCGGCCTGATGAGTGGACTTCATGGCGAACGTGAGGACCTTCTGCCTCATGTCCGACACGTCGTAGTCCATCCCAGACTCCTTGGCGTCCGTCAGCACCTTCATGATGAAATCGATGCTAGGCTTCGTCCCAGGGTGGAATTCCTTCCTCAGGTTCCGCTCTATGAGTTTCCGGATGGACTTCTCGTTCTGCATGACCTCCTGACGGATCAAGGGTTTCTCCTTGACGGGAAGATATCCGTCCTCAACCGCGGTAAGGCCCTGGTGTGCGGTGCACTCGGTGAGGCGTCGACGGAGGGCGGATTTGCCTGAGTAGACCTTGCACTCGACTCCGGGTCGCACCAACCGTGAAAGTATGGAAGGATCCCCCGAATATCGATAGTGGATGTGGATTCCACCCCCCGATCGGCTGAGTTCAGCATAGGAGGGAACCCACCTGCGAGCCTCTTCCAGACACTTGTCTCTGTCCTTGTCGAGGTCGATGTCGATGACGACGTCTTGCTCGGGTACGAGGACATAATGCTCCTTTCCAGTGTCCAAGTCCTTCAGTGTCGTCGTGACGTCGTCCCAACGTTTCGCCGGGAGGCCGTTTTCATTGGCGTACTGCGCCGGACGGTCCTTATAGAGCTCGTCAAGATATGATGGCTGCTCTTTCATTTCAGTCCAATCCGAAATCGGGTTTTCCGTCTTCTCCCCCTGGGAAAATTTGGATTTCAGTAGCCCTTTATACACCTTGCGCCGGCGTTCCCCGTCGACCATGATGCGATCGTGGAACTCCTCGAAGTAGTCCCGGATCTCGTCCTTGAACTTGTACATGGGGTACATAGCCCCGTCCGAATATGCCTGGGAGTACTCCTTGTACATCTCGTAGATGCGCTTGAGAGTGACCCCATCCTCATCGTCCAACTCGTCCTGATAGAAATCGAGGAAGTTGAAGATGGGGTTGGTTTTACTCATCATTCCGATGGGCTTGTAGTCGTCGTAATACGACGGACCCTTGGACTTATAGAGTTCCACGCAGCGCTTTACGATAGAACCCCGTTCGTCCTCGAGTTGAGACATGATCTCTTTGTATCGACGAATATCGAGCTTTCGTCCAGAAGGCTCAACGTCGATAAGACGTCTCGTCAGTCCGCTCTTCGAGTCGGTGATACGGACCGGCAAGTTGGTGCCCACGAACAGCATCGCTTCAGGCTTGAACGTGTAGAGGGATTTCCCCTTCTCATTCATGACCATCGGTTCATGAGATACGAGACTATTCAGGCGGCTGTTATCCGCGATCCTGGAGAGGTTGCCATCATGTTGAATGGCCACTCGAGGATTCGACTTGAAGGGCTCAAGGGCGAATTGGTCGCTGGGTCGCCCAAGAGCCGCTGCATCGAACTGACCGATATGGCCGTCGAACAGTCTCGAGATAAGGTTCAGGACGGTTGACTTACCGGATCCAGCAGATCCATAGAGCACGAAGAACTTCTGGATCCAGGTAGAGTCTCCCGTGAATATGGATCCGATGCCCCATTCGAGTTTCTCCCTCTCGTCCGGATCGTAGAGGGTGCTCATGAGTTCCTCATAGGCGGGGCATGGATCGTCGCTCAAAGAATATGAGAGCGTTCTGGTTGCGTAATCCTCCCTTCGGGGGATTTGGTCGGCGAACAGTATCTTGCTGTCGAGAGGGCGGTAGGCGTCCGAAAGTTTGGACACCCACGCCTTGTACTCGGAATATGTCTTGGAGTCGTAGTCCCCCAGATACCGCGGCCAGACGGACCCGTTGACTCTCTTTGAGGCCTCTTGAAAGTGACGGGCGACGTCGGCGTCCACGATACGCACCAGGTCATACTCGTCAGTAGTCCAGAAGTGCGTCTCGGGATTGTACACGGCGTAGAAGGACTTCCCACGAACCATGAGATCCTTGAATTGGTGCACCCGCCAGGCCGGCCGTACCTCGGTGGTGCCCGACTTCAGGGCTCGCTCCTTGATCTCGTAGAAATCCATTTGACTCCTTATATGTCGTAGTTCTCCGCGAGATAGAGCTGCATCTGGTACCAGAGCTCAAGACGGTTCTGGTTCGGGAACTCGGTCTCTCCGGAGAACCTAGGAACGGACTTAAGAGGGAATATGCCTCCGCGTCCGCCGGAATCATACTGACGACTCATCCATCGGTCGATCTTCCGTTTGATGATTAGATCAATGTCGGGGTCATCCTCGAACTGGTAGTCCATGTAGTTGATGCCGAGGTTGTCGGTCAACTCCCAGAAATACTGAGCGATGCCCGCTTCGTCGTCCAACTCAAACGCCATACGATCAGCCAGCCCAAGAATAACCTCGAGAACACTGGCCGGACGCTTGAGAAATGCCGGTGGAAGCTCGCCGCCGTAGCGGTTCCGCCACTCACGCCCATCCATGTCCCGATTGCGGTCCATCATGAGGGAGTAGCGGAAGTCGATACGGTGGAGCTTCGACAGTAGGCAGTAGTTGCCGAATATGCTCGGCAGCTGGCTCTCATCCTCGTCCAAGAATGAGAGCAGGAAGTCGAAGTACTCCTCTTCCATCAGCGGGATCCGGAGTACGAGTCCTCAATGATCTCGAGGCGAATATCGTAGGAGAGGTTGAAGTTGCGGATCCACATGAGCGTGATACTACCAGGCCCGAGTACAAGATCGACGTCGCCGAGCCACTCGTCCTTGTTGTCGATCGTGATCATGTCCGAGTCACACAGGACCTCGTCGTCGATGAAATACATCAAGTCGACGCGCTCAAACCCGAATGCACCCTCGTTGTACTCCGCTTCTGTGATTTCGCGGACGGTCTCGCCCTCCGCGATCTCCTCGTCTTCGTCCTCTTCCTCTGGAGCCTCTCCGATGATCTCGGAAATGTCGTCCTCCATGGTGAACGGGCGATACTCGTCGTTGACGATCTCCTCGTACTCGTCCATCTGCTTCTCCTTCTCTTCCGGTGTCTCCTGGACCTCGTCCGGAGACTCTACAGGCTCCTTCTTCTCGCTCTTCAAGTCCTGTACGGCAAGAAATGTCGCCGTAAGACCGACGACGAGCGCCGGTAGTAGTTTCACTTGCGTCCCTTTCGTTTAGTTGCTCGACCGATGGCGAATCCGACCAGGATCAGAAACGCTACTTTCATCGAATTGCCACCCTGTCAATCTGGTCGTAGATAACGCCGTCGACGTTGAAGTCGAGGACGAACTTGGTGACCTCACGTCCGAGGACTGGGTCGTAGTCGCGGTAGTTGAATACCTCGAAGTTGCCGAACTCGACGATGCCGTCACCGTCCTCGTTGTCGTAGACCCAGCCGACCACGGAACCGGCAGACGTCGGAGGCAGGCCGAGGCCCTTGTACACATCGTTCAGGAGCAGATATCCACGAGTCCGCAGGATGTCGTTGGCGTAGTTCTCCTGAGCATGGAGGATCATGAGGCTGTAGTCCTCGTTCCCCTCCCAGGCTTTCGCGTTCTGGTCGAATACGACAGCATATGGCGAGACGCCGAGCTCACGCATGAACTCCTCGGGCTTAAGCTGGAACTCACGCCCTGTCTCGTTGTAGTAGTCCATCTTTGCCTTGTCGAGGGCGTTGGCGTCAGCCTCGGCGAGAATACGCTCGGTCTCCTCCTTACCGAAGCCCTCCTCGATACGGTCCTTGTAGTTGCGGAAGGACTCCTCGAGACCGGCGTAGGCCATGGACAGACCTGCGATCCTGTGCGCAGAAATGCGGTGCGCCAGGATCAGAGAAATGGCGGAGGCCGTACCCAAGCTCAGCGGCAGGGCGTAGTGCTTGACAAGGTGCTTCGTCAGGTTGCCCCAGGCACGAGCTTTAGCAATCTGGATCTCTCGCTTGTCGAACTTCTCCTCGTCCTCAGCCGCCTTGACTGTCGACAGCTCGTTCAGGTCCTCCCAGGTGACCTCGCCGACGCTCAGCGTCTGCTTGGCCGTGAGGACTGCGGTTGTGGTGAAGCCGGCGATCCCCAGCCCCGTCAGGATGGCGGGAGCGTGCTTGGAGACGATGAGAGCGCCCTTGCCGGCGAGGCGCGAAATAACAGTAAGATTCATGATACGGGGAACCCCTCTTTTCCAAGGTTATAGAATTTGGTTACTTGATCGTCGTTAACGCGGACGTCCTCCGGTTTCGGTAGATCGAGAACATATCCGCTACGGGTGTGGACAACTCGTGCGTTGCGGAGATCCCGCCACCCCCAGTTCTCATCCATGTATGTCTTGGAAATTCCGACCAAGTCACATAGGTCTCCCACGGTCGACGCGCCACGCAGGTCGCGGATGCCGATCAGGTGATTCAGAACCTCCTCGGCCTCGCTTCGGGACGCGAACATGATACTCATGATGCGAAATACTTTCTCTCGTTAAGGCTCTTGTAGACTGCGATTACCTGACCGTCACTCATGCGATCAACCTTGGCGACCCATGCCCCCGATCCTCCGTATGCTTGGCGCAGCTTGGCGCGCATCTGCTCGACGCTCATTTGTTGTTCCTTATGTCGTTGATGATTGCGGCGATAAGAACGGCATTAATGACCAATAGGCCCGCGAATATGACCCAGACCGGCACAGATCCCAGACCGGCGAGGATGAGAAGCAGAATGAAAACAGTGAGAAAGATGGATGTGA